CTTACCTGTGGTTGGTAAAGTCATTGTTGCTCGACTTGCCGCAGCAGCAGCTACACCAGCATAAGTTTGTTGAAGATTTGCGGCTGATAGTGTCAGGTATGTAGAGTTGTAATCAAGCGGATTAATGGTTGCATAGTTCGCCACCGTTGCGCTGGTCAGCGTAGGCACATCGGTCATTGAGTCGTAGGTTGAGCCTGTTGTTGTGCTAATATTGTTAGCTGTCCAGTTGTTACCAGCTGGGCTTTGGTCTGCAGCTAAAGATACAGGATTAGCAAATATATTGGTTCCTTCGGTCATCACTACAGCATTATTATTTGTAATTGTGTAAGCATTTGTAGAGTTATCAATAATGGTAGCATTTTGCAATGTCAATAACTGAGTTCCGCTAATTGCTGTTAATGGACTTGTCGGAGGTACAAAAGTCCCCGTATAAACTGCTGTGTTAGTAAACCTAAAATTTGAAATAGAACCATTTAAATAATAGGTTGCAGCCTGTCCAATTAAAAATGGATTGGTATTATTTGAGCAGTATGTACTTGCAGATGTTGTTGAAGCAACAGATGTTCCATTGACATAAATGTTTAAATTAGAACCGTTTCTTACATAGGCAAGATGTGTCCACTTACCTGTTGAAATTGCTCCAGAGGCACTATTAAATTGGTTTACTGTAGATATACCAAAAGCAAGAGTTCCCGTACTATCAAAGTATCCTATACTGTATGCGCCACTACTTCCAGCAGGCTCAGTACCAAATACTTTTGCAACAACAGCAGGATAGGCGGCAACATATATCCACATCTCTACTGTAAAGTTTGTGTATGTTGACCAGTTTGGTGTAAAACCAGACAAGCTTAAATATTGATTAGTGCCGTTAAAACCACCACCATAAGTTGAGTTTCTGCCATTAAACGGCAAGTAGAAGCCATTAGTACCGTAGCTACCACCGTAGCGGATAGGTTGCCAGACACCGAGTCCGTTAGATGTACCGAAGCTGTTTGGTGTTAGGGCTTGACCGTCAACAAAATTAACTTCAGCCATTTCACCATCAAAGAATCCATCAGAGGCTCGTCCACCAATGTAAAAATCTTGTACGCTATTTAAGAATGGGAACGAAGCATTTGGTGATGGGTATGAAGTTGTTCCACCAGCAGTTTGGCGAACACCATTAACCCAAATTTGTAAGCGGTCAGTAGATGTTGCTTGTGTTGTATCAAACACAAAAAAGACATGATACCAAGCAGCAGGGTCACGATAGACCGCAGCAGTATTCATCCAGTTTGTTGTATTACCAAAGTAAAGACCTTGGTTAAAGAACTGCCCATAGTAGTAGTTATCAGCAGCCGAAACAAGACAACCGTTGTTAGTGGAGTCGTAATCTTTTCCACGTTTTACCCAAGCACTGAATGAACCTTTTGTGCTTGAGCTTGATGTAGTTACTGTTCTTGATAACTTAGCTGAATTAGAACCACGGAAACGCAATGAGTTATTTACTAACACGATTGGGGTTAGGTATCCGCTTGATGTGAATGTGTGGATTACATTACCGCCAGCTACAGTAACTGTACCGCCAGCCATTTGCTGAGTAGAGCCTGGATAGGAGATGATAACTACACCGCTACCGCCATTGCCGCCATTTCCAGATGCAGAACCAGCACCGCCACCGCCACCACCAAGTCCAGCAGTACCAGAAGAAGCATTCCCTGTCATAGTTCCATTACCACCACCGCCAGCTCCGCCTGTACCACCAGGTCTACTTCCAGCCGTATGCCCACCTCCACCACCGCCACCAGCGTAGGTTACAGAAGAGCCTGTAATTGAAGATGCAGAACCAGCGCCACCATTACCACCAGCGTTAGAGCTACTATTTAAAGATTGCCCAACAGCACTAGCTCCACCACCACCACCGCCAAGTCCGTATGATGCGTTATCACTATATCCAGCACCACCATTATTACCTTGACCAGAAGTTCCAGCACCACCAGCACCATTATTACCACCACCACCGCCAGAGCCACCAGAAGCACCATCAAGTGGTGCAAGCGCTTTACCGCCACCACCGCCACCTAATGCAGTAGTTGATACCATGCTAAATGCAGAATTTGAGCCGTTTGTGCCTGTTACATTAAGTGCATCTTGTCCAGCACCGCCAGCGCCAACTGTTACAGCGTAGATTGAGTTAGTGTCAATAGTTAAACTAGAGCCAGATAAAAGACCACCAGCTCCAGCTCCACCGAAACTTCCACCACCGCCACCAGCTACGATTAAATAGCTTGCTGTCAATGAAGACAATGGGCTTAATGTGCCAGATGTAGTAAATGTGTGAATTGTGTTGCCACCGCTTGAGGTAACGACACCGCCACCGAATTGTTGTGCGCCTACATAGGAGATGATGACTACGCCTGAGCCACCGTTAACTCCAGATACCGCAATAGAATTGTCTGAACCGCCAGCACCACCACCAGTATTTGCAGTTCCTGGTGTTCCAACAGTCATGATTCCGCCAGCACCGCCACCGCCTAAACCTCCTGTTGATGTGCCAGTTCTTCCAGCACCTCCACCACCGCCAGCTAAATAATATATTCCACCACTTAATTGACCAGTAGTTGACCCTGTGATTGGATTTTGTAAACCAACTCCACCAGCGCCACCGCCACTACCAGAGCCATTACCGCCAATACCGCCAGCTCCACCACCACCACCACCACCATATGGGTTTCCGCCAAATTGAGCTGTTCCGCCAGGGTTTCCCTGACCTACTGTATTTGTACCAGCTGTTCCAGAATCAGTGCCGCCTGGGTTAATAGCTGCACCACCACCAGAACCACCAGATAAACCATTGTTAATCGTTCCACTACTGCTTCTAATACCACCACCACCGCCACCAATAGCAGTTGTTAATCCAGTAAATGTTGAATTGCTGCCATTTCCACCCTGAGCAGCCGCAGAACTAGTTGGTACGCCAGCACCTCCAGCGCCAACAACAACAGTATATGAAAGTGTAGGGTTTAAAGATATTGTGCCACTTAATAATCCGCCAGCGCCACCGCCACCTCCGTCAGGATAAACTTCGTTACCACCACCTGATGCACCACCACCAGCAACAAGTACATAATTAGCAGTAACGGCAGCCGCACCTGTTGTCCATCCGAAGGCTGCTAGGGCTGCTGCACCAATTTTAGATAAGCGTGGCATCTATAAAACCTTTAAGCGAATTTAGTTTGAGCTGCGAGTACTGTGAATGTAGCACTTCCTGTTTTAATAATTACGTAGGTATAACTGTCAATTGAGCTTGCGTTACCGCTTGTTGGGGCTGTGCCGCCTTGCCACTTGGGAGTTACAGAAGAGCCGTCTACTTGAATTGCGGAGTTGTAATAAGCTGTTGCGCCTTGTGTTACCAAGAAAGTGACAGATATAGACTCACCAGTAGACATAATGGTATTTAACGATGTACCGCTAGAACCACGGAAGTTTACTGTCCAGTTTGCTGATGCATTGGTTGTGTAATATAAAACTGACTGGGTCGTGATGTCGTAGTTAATTGTGCCTGTCGCTGCCGTAGCTGAAACTGTGGCGGTCTCAATGATATTAGAGGTCTTTAGGTCAGCATTTGATGTTGTGCCAGCGAAGGTCTGTAGGGCTGTAAATGTGGTTGCTGTGCCAGGTGCTACATAGTCTGTACCTGCTGTGGCTGCGGTAAATGCAGAAGTAGCATTACCTTTTAAAATACCAGTTAAAGTAGCTGCACCAGAACCACCTGAAGCGACTGGAAGGGCTGTACCTAATGTCAGAGAACTTAAATAAGTGACTGCGTCTACTACGTTAGTCCCGTTGTTAAACACAAACATCGACTTACCAGCGGCAACGGCTATGCCTGTACCAGAAGTGTTCTTTACAGTAACAGCATCGGCTAACCCGTTGTTTATTAAGTATAATTTTTCAATCTGACAACCTGAACCTAGGATTAACTGTCTTGCACCACCAGAAGTACCTGTAAGATTTAATCGCAGATTACGAGCAGTCTGAGCAGCATTTGTATCAGTCAGGGTAACGGTAACGTCTGCGCTAGAGAAAGCGACATCTGCTGACCCTGTAATTGCTTCACCAATTGCGACAGAAAAGTTGTTATTGGTCGTGGTTCCCCAAGTACCAGTCTGTTCACCAGTCCCGATAAGCTCTATTTTTAAGTCGCTATATGTCGATGCCATAATTTATCCTTACCTAAATAATATCATTTTATGCCGCTATTTCAACCCAATTTGGTGTCTGATTATCATTAATCGTAATCCAAATCGAAACAGAAGTTATGCTTGCCGTACAGCTAACTCCCACTACAAAAACATCAAGCGAAGGGATTACAGTTACACTACCCACGCTACCAACTGCTTGAAGCCCTGTAACTTGGGTATTAGCCGTTCCGTTAACAGCAACGCTTCCTACGCTAACTGTGCCTGCAACCCCTGTAACTAAAATACTAACATTGGTAAATGCAAATACGGTACCAACTTGACCTATTCCATTTACTGATGTTACCCCAAACTGCGATCCAGCATCAATAGCTGGAGCTTCTAATTCTCCATAAGCTACAAACGATACATTTCCTTCTCCCCAGGCGGCTGTACCCCAGCCTTGACTACCAAATCCACCTAGAGCTATGTTGACATCGCTCATGCTGCTGTCCTAATAATTGTCCAATTTGGGGTTTGGTTATCGTTAATTACCTCCCAAATCAGCACCGATCCAACCTGTCCTGTAGCCCGCACTCCCGTCACATTTACGTCAGCAGAGGCGCTAGTTGCTACACTTCCTACACTAACTGTACCTGAAACACCTGTAACTAAAACTGGAATACTAGGGGTAACTACTACAGTTCCTACTGCTACCGTACCTGCTACGCCTGTAACGTTTACAACTGCTGTACCTGTTATAGAAGTACTACCAAGTCCAACTGTCCCAGCAACGCCTACAACAAAAACGCCTACGCCTTCTTGAACTGTTACTGAACCTACACTTCCTGTAGCAGAAAGACCTGAAACTGGAGCATTTGCTGCTGCTTCTACAGAGACCGACCCTTGTACTACTGTTCCTGCTACACCTGTTAAAAATACTAAAAGAGAGCTATCAAGAACTACATCTCCTACAGCGGTAGTGCCTTGCACACCTGTTAGGGCTACTGACACACCTGGTACGACAGTTGCTGCACCTACATTTCCAGTACCAGAAACTCCTGTTACAGAAACTCCAGCACCTTCTTGGACTGTTACACTACCTACAGAACCTACAGCACTTACGGAAGTTACACCAAACTGTGATCCAGCATCTATAGCTGGACTTTCTATTTGTCCTGTGCCACTTACTCCAATTACATTAACAACTGCCGATCCTGTAACCGTTGCATTACCTAACTGCCCTGTTCCAGATACCCCTGTTACATTGACATTGACGCTAACAGTAGTATTTACAGTTACTGAACCTATTTGTCCTGTTGCTGTTACTCCTGCGCTACCTTGCCCCCAAGGGCTATTGCCCCAACCATCATATCCCCAACCACCAAGCGGGACTTCTACATCAGCGTAATCTTCGCCCCAAGAGCCTCCACTCCAGACTCCTCTGCCCCAGCCTGAATATGTCGGCACTTAATCACGCTATGCGAATAATTGCGTTGCTTGCGTCTGCGGTTGGGAAAACAATTGTAAATGTACCTGCTGTGGAGGTTTTAGCACCGCCAAAGTCCAGTACGCATACTGTTGGATTGGTCAATCCCAGTCCCGATGTTGGGGTGGTGTTATAAATCAAAGCACCATACGCAGTAATAGTTGCGGACGTAAACGACAAGTCAGTAAAATCTGTAAACGCTGTAGTGCCCGAAGTTGTTGGGGTTACGTTAATTAAAGTACCACCGCCTGCTGTGTATGACCCAGAAGCAGCTACTTCGTTAGTAGCCGTATACGCAGTAGTTGCAGCCGTAAAGGACGCACTATTGTCATACATTGCTAGTTTAAAAGTATCACCAGTTGATGCTGTGAAATCGTGAGCAGCTTGAAGAATCTGTTGCTTAAAGCTGGTACACATAAAGTTGCCTGTAAAAGCCATTTTGGACTCCTATTCGTCTAAAAGTTTAATTAATTCAGGATGACCAGCTTCTCTTAGTTTGTAAGCTAAGGTCACACGGTCAAATTTTACTGCTTCATTCATATAAAAGACTAGTACTTCCCTAATATGATTCCTAAAAGCAATAGCTTGCTCCCGAACCAATGGATGAGACTGATCCCCTACCTGAATAATTTTATCTAATGCCCGTTCAGCGACTTCCTCTGGGGTAAAGCCACCGTAATCTTTTGTAAATACTTGGATACCGCTAGACTCGCCTAGCCCTTGTACGTTAATCATCTTACTGGATACCTCACTTGTCCACTTCTATAGGCATCTTGACGCTCTTTTGCATCGCCTAATTGTTTTAAATCTGCCATAGCTGCGTCATACCTTGTTTTATATAAAGTGACCGCATCTGCATCTGACTTCATAAAGTTAGCTGCCTCTATAAGAGCGCCATACAAGAGCACCGAATCAAAGTTATTCCCTAACCAAGACGTCCCAGCCGTCACAATCGACTCTGGGTAGTAGAAGTAATGAAGTTCTGTAGCGTAACTAGCGTCTGGGGTAGGTCCTAAAATAAAGGTGTTATCGTCAAATACAGCGTAATACTGAGGCTCCCCATAAAACGCAGCGTCCGTGTCTGGGTAGGATTCACGGATAAAGTTAACATCTTTGTTAAGCAGGTATTTATACTCATTCCCCGCATTAATCACCGCAATACTAAAAGTAGCCAGCCAGTCAGAAGGGGTTGCCAAGTACTTATTGCCACTTGTCATGTTACCTGTGACGTTTTTACGGAAAGCTGGCATCTGCACCGTGTTATAGATGCGTTGTTCGGCAAGCTGGACAAACCTAGCAATCTGCTCGGCAGATGTAAAAGATCCTACTGTCGCTGGGAAGTCGTTCTCAGCAAACCCTTTAATTGCAGAAGTTAACTGCGTATAGTTCATCCCATCTTCCCGCTAGACATTCTGCCTTTGGTTGCTGCACCAGCACCACGCATCTCAATCTTGCCGTA